GATGAATTATATCTCAGCTTGAATGTCACATACTATAAGACAGGATTAATTAAGTCCGTCGAATCTGTCTCGCAGCAGTTAACGTTTGTTGACATAGGTGATGTCAGAAATGTAAGAACTCTATCTGGTAAAAGATTTAAGAAGAACTATACGCATGATCGTAAAGGAATGGTATATAGTGTTATAGCCGATCGTGTTGTAGAATCTAAACCGTTTGCCATTGTAGATGGAGGGTTAGAGAGATTCGCTTCACGTGACAAGATACTCAGAAAATATGGTTTACAATCAATCCCAATTGGGATATAATGGATGGAGGTTTAAATGGATCTCTTCAAAAAAGCTGAAAGTCATGAAAAAGAAAAGCATTTATCTTCGGTTGAAATTTTTGCACGTAAGAAAAGTAGATGTTCTGCAAGATATGGCACAAAGAAGCCCATTGAGAAAATAGATCGAAAAGAGTTATTGGTTTCTTGGAGAGAAGATTTATGAAAATTGGATTTACGGGAACACAGGAAGGAATGACACTTCATCAAAAAAGAGCTGTTGCGGAAATTTTGTCGATTAAAAAGCCCTCTGTTGGTATTCATGGTGATTGCATTGGTGCCGATAAAGACTTTCACGATTTGTGTGTCGCTTTTAATATAAAAACTGAAATTCATCCTCCTGAAAGTAGTGGTAAAAGAGCTTTTTGTAAAGGCGATGATGTTAAAGATCCTTTTCCCTATTTGGTTCGTAATCATAATATTGTAGATTCTGCTGATTATATGATTGCAACTCCAAAGACTGATTATGAAGAATTAAGAAGTGGTACGTGGGCTACTATTAGATATGCAAGAAAGAAAAATAAAAGAATTATTGTTTTAAGACCCGAGATGTAGAGGAGTTTAAATGGCTACAATATACATATCTGATCCTGGAAACACTAGAATTATCGAAAGGAATTTAGAAGATTTGACGTACGTATCGGAATTTCCAATCGATGTTATGCCAGACGTAACAGCTAGTTTTCTATCTGGTCCATATGGAATATGTAATGACGGACAATATCTATATACCTTATTGGCTCTTCCACCGTCTTCGCATTTTCTCGTTAAAATGAATATTGGTGCTACAGCAGCAAATCTTACTTATAACAGTCATATAGAAGTAGTTTCTGATTGGGAGCCAAGAGCGATGTGCACAGATGAAATGCATCTATATTATATTAACAGCGAGGGCCCAGAACAGCCTTGGCGACTTTCAAAGCATCTTTGTAGTGACTTATCGTATGTTACTCATATCACAATATTCAATGGTTCAGACAGCTTTTTAAGTCCTCGAGATATTACGACATACGGCAGCTGGCTTTACGTGTGTGACGAAGGTTCTGGCGTGAATTCTAGATTAATAAGATTTTTAAAAGCAGATTTATCGTATGTAGATGAATTAGCTACTGGTTCCGATCCAATCACTTCTGTGACAAATAACGGAATTTATTTAATTGGCAGCGTTACTCCAAGGATAGTCTAATGATAATATTTTTGAGAGATCTAACAACACTTGGTTTTATCGACACATTTGATTTATCTGGTCTTCCAGGAATTGATCAAATAGGAGATACTTCTTACGGAATTTCAGCAGACGTTGAAAATATCTACGCGACCGATTTTACGACGAGCATGATTATTAGAGCTGATATAGCAACTTTGGTTGGCGATTTAGTCGATGGTTCGTATGGCTCAAATCCAGACGAATTTATTGAACCAACATATTCTACCATTGTTACCCCAGTTACACCAGCAGCTTCTAGTCCCTTTATTTTCGGAAATATAATTTGGTAATCAAATGAAACAAGGTGAACAAAAAATAAACCATAAATACCTCCGGAGACTACCAGACGGTAAGGGTGGATGGAAATACGTGTATCAAGAGTCTCACGAGAAGCTATCAACACAACATCAAAAGGCAAATGAAATGAAGAAGCATCCGTTTCAAATAGAGCTTAGTCCTGCTACAATGGCAATCATATCTAGGTTGAAAGATGCTGGACATGAGTCATATGTAGTGGGTGGAGCTGTTAGAGATTCTTTAATGGGTAAGAAGCCAAAAGATTTCGACATTGTAACTTCAGCTCATCCAAAACAGATTCATGAACTATTTGGCATCCCAGGTTCGGTAGGTGCTAAGTTTGCTGTAAATATAGTTGACGGTCATGAAGTAGCAACCTACAGAATAGACGATGCAGAAGCGACTAGTGCTAAAGAGACATCTGTTTCGTTGGCTTCCTCTCTTAGTGAAGATGTTCGACGTAGAGATTTTACGGTAAATGCATTGGCCTATGATCCTGTATCTAAACAGGTATTTGACTTTGTAGGTGGGATAGACGACGCTAAAAACAGAATACTTAGATTTGTGGGTGACCCCGACAAGAGAATCAAACAGGATCCTCTTAGAATGCTACGTGCTATTCGGTTTGCTAATTCTAAAGGAATGGATATAGAAGTCGAATCATTCAAGGCTCTTCAAAGAAACATGCCACTTATTAAGAAAGAGGCACCTGAGCGGATAAGCAGCGAACTGCTGAAGATGCTTGAGTCACGTGATATTATTACTGGTCTCACACTTATGTTGACGACTGGATTTTTTAAAGAAGTGATACCTGAGCTGCAGGAAGGCCATGAGGTAGAGCAGAATAGGCATCATGGTGAGAGCATTCTGCTGCACAATATGTTGGCAGCCGATGCAATTAAAAAACAAGATCCCATTCTGAAGCTGGCTCTTCTGCTACATGATGTAGGCAAGGTCAAGACTAAGCAGTTTAATCCTGAAATTAATGACTACAACTTCTTAGGACATGAAGTAGTAGGCGCTAAGATGGCAGTTAAAATTATGAAGCGTCTTAAATTCTCGACTACCGACATCGAACGTGTAGACAACATCATTCGTCATCATATGTACTATTTTACAGATGAAACAAAAGACAAAACGATCAAGAAATTTATGGCACTTCCAGAATTTAAGAATATACTTAGAGCTCGCTTGGCTGATCGTAAAGCTAATCTAGCAAAAAAGGGCGTACCTTATTCATTTAAGAAATTGGTTAAAAGAATTCGAGTTATTCAAACGACAAAACAGCCTTTAAGTACTAAAGATCTGGCCGTTAACGGAAATGATCTCATCGGTCTCGGAATACGTCCTGGCCCGTTGTTTGGGAGATTTTTGAATAATGCGTTAGAAATAGTGTTAGAGAATCCAGAGCAGAATAAGCGTGAAATTCTTTTGGAATTTGCTAAGAGAGAATTCGATATAAAATAATGGCAACTATTGTTACAAGATACGTCGATCCTGATTCGACTACGGGGGGCGATGGAACTACTGATGCCTTAACGGGGGCGAATCGTGCCTACGTATCGCTTTCCGCTGCGTTGGCGGCAGAGGCACGTAACCTTGTGACGGCAGACGAGATTTGCGAAATCATCTGTTGCTCATCTCATGCCAACCATACTGCTGACACCGCACTCATTCTCATTACAACAGGGACTTCGTGGGTGACAGATTCAACTCGGTACATCACCATAAAACCCTCTGCCTCCGCGCGCCATTCAGGGGTCTATGGTACATCGAAATACCGAATTGAGGTCAATCTTGATGGTGCTGGTAGCGTTGCCATTCTTAGGATAGACGCTATTGGTTACGTCAAAATTGATGGGCTTCAAATTTTCAACACAAACAGCACGACGGATCAATATGGAGATATTGTCCGTCTTGGCGACACAACACAGTATGGAGGAGAAGTAAGCAACTGTATTATACGTGGGCAGGGATCGGCGGCGACTTCAAGAACTGGTATAAACACTATGCGTACACAGTGCAAGGTTTGGAACAACATTGTGTACGATGTGGGGACCGGGGCAGATACAAGGGGCATTAGCATCTGTGCGGAAACTGGTGTAAACCAGATATTTAACAACACCGTGGTAAATTGCTACACGGGGGTGTACCAAAACGACAATACGTATCTGTCGGACATAACAAACAACCTTGTTGACAACTGCACGGTTGATTTTGATAAGGGATGGTCTTGGGGAACCAACAACTATAACAACGCATCTTCTGACGCCACGGCTCCCGGCACCGATTCACACATAAACCACACTTTTACGTTCGCCGGGTCTGGTGACTACCATCTTGCCTCAAACGACACGGGGGCAATCGGGCTTGGTCTTGCCGATCCCGGTTCTGGCTTGTTCAGCGACGACATAGACGGGCAAACTCGTGGTGCAACGTGGGATATTGGTGCCGACCAATATTTTATAGCTCGCACTCGTTTTCCTCTTCCTTCATTTTTAGGTTAAGAAAAGGAATTAAAGATGACCATAAGAATTTACATAGCTCCTCAGATTGGTTCCGGGATGATGCTCGACCCGAATCCGGCGAACTGGACGGACACTACCGGCCCGTTCCGGTCGATCCTCCACTCGTTCATCAATCCCGCTAACGGCGACAACTTCGACGAGATCGACCACCCCGCACGGCGTATCTCCATCTGCACAGTGGAGGCGTCAGCGGCTGTGCTCACGGCCATCGAAGCCGACGTTCGCGTGACTCCCGTGATTCCGTTGCGCGCCACGGATCGGGCGCATCTTGCAACGATCCTCGCCACTCCGTTTTCGTCCTATCCGCTGGCGTGGAGAAACGCAGCGCGGGCGAAGTTGGAGGGGTGGGGGATCGACACATCCGGCATCACCGGCTCGCACACGATGAAGGACGTACTGCGGGTGGTCATCAAGATGTTCTCCGTGGCGCAGGTTGCGGACGGACATGGACAGGTGAACGTGAAGGCGTTCCTGACGGAGAATCTTGACACGCAGGTATCCGCGATACCCGTTGCCAGCCGTCAGGCCATCGGTGCGTGGCTCCAATCGAAAGGTATCGACACGTCGTGGATCACCGGGACGACGACAGTGCGGCAGGTGGTTGCCACGCTTCCGGGTCACTTCGCGGCGCTGTACGGACGAAACGTGGGCCATCGGTTCGCCGGGGAGGAGTTCTAAGATGGCGTGGTATGAAAAGGCGTCGGACGATTTCAACCGTGCGGATGAGAATCCCTTGGCCGGGAATTGGGCAACTCTTGCGGGAACTAATGGAATGCAGATCGTTAGTGGTCGATGTAGGTTAGTAACTGAGGCGGCTGAAAACTCAAGCATATACACGGCGACAACATTCGGTAACAACCAATATTCACAAGCGAAGAGGTATACCGGGGCAATTTATTCGTATTTGCGTTACCATGTCAGGGCTACATCCGGCGGCTCAACTCAAAACACATACCAATACACCGTAGGGGGTTTAGATAGTTACCTTTACAAGATTGTAGCAAACACTTACACGGAGATAGGGTCAAACAGCAGTCATAGTACCATCACAGCTGGAGCCGTTTCCAGAGTTGAATGTGAAGGAACAACCATACGGACGTTCTATGAAGGAATCGAGAAGCATTCCGTTACGGACAGCACATTCACCAGCGGATACCCCGGACTGGGCCATTATAATCTGGCTGGAGGTGGTCACGATGACTGGTCCGCCGGAGATGACGTTGCTCCGCAAGTTAAATTTAGTCCCTTTCCTGCTGGAAGAATGACATAAATCATTAATTAATTATTAATATAAAGAAAGGAGCATGATAAAAAAAAAAAAAAAAAAAATGTA